GTGCCACTAACCGATACGCAGTGCAAAAAGGCTCTTCCGGGCGAGAAGGATTACAAGCTGTCCGACGCGGGCGGGCTCTACCTCTTCATCACCTCCAAGGGCGCGAAGTCCTGGCGGCTCAAGTACCGCTTCGCCGGGAAGGAAAAGCGGCTGGTGTTCGGCCCCTACCCCGACGTGTCGCTGCGCGAGGCGCGCGATCGTCGCGACGAGGCCAAGCGGTTGCTGCGCGAGCATCGGGACCCGGTGACCGAAGAACGCAAGCGCAAGGCAACAGCCCACGCGGCGGCCGGCGCCACCTTCAAGATCGTGGCCCAGCGATGGTATGCGGCGCAGCTCGGGCGCTGGTCCAAGGTCAATGCGACCAAGATCCAACAGGCGCTGGACCGCGACGTATATCCGGCGATCGGCGCGCTGCCGCTGGGCGACATCGATGGGCCCGCGGTCCTCGCCCTGTTGCGCAAGGTTGAGAAGCGCGGTGCGATCGACACGGCCAAGCGCATCCGCCAGCACATCTCCGCGGTGTTCGGATACGGCATGGCCGAAGGGCTTTGCCTCGCTGATCCAGCCGGCAAGCACCTAGTCAAGGCCATGCTACCGACGCCGGTCGGCGGGAGCCAGCCGGGCCTGAGTAGCGTGGAGGAGATTCGCGAGCTGCACAGGACGATTGACGCCTCGACCGGAGGCCCGCTGACCAAGCTGGCGTCGCGCCTGCTCGGGCTCACCTTCGTCCGGCCGGGCCTGATCCCGACGGCGCGCTGGGAGGAGTTCGAAGGGATCGACTGGTCGGACCCGACCGGCGCCAACGACGCCGAGGAACCCATCTGGCGCATTCGCGCCGAGCGCATGAAGCTTGAGCTGGAGAACAAGAGCGACGAGGCGTTCGAGCACGTCGTGCCGCTGGCGCCGCAGGCGGTCGACGTGCTGCGCGCCGTACACCGGCTCTCGGGCCGGTTCCCCTACCTCTTCCATAGCGTCCGCTCGACGCACCAGCCGATGAGCCCGAACACGATCGGCTACCGCTACAACCAGTGCGGCTATCGCGACCGGCACGTGCCGCATGGCTGGCGCACGGCCTTCTCGACGATCATGAACGAGCGAGCCACGCTGCTCGGATTGGAGGGCGACCGGCCGATCATTGACGCTATGCTGTCGCACAAGCCTAAGGGCGTGTCGGCGGCCGAGATGGCGTACAACCGCGCACGGCACATGCCCCGGCGCTGGGATCTGGCGCGCTGGTGGGCCGACGAGACAATGAAGGGGCTACCTCCCGCCGCAGCCCTGCTGGGCGGCTACGAGCGCGCGGGCTGAGGTGTGGCAGCGCCTAGGGTTGTGGCCATGCGACTCGGCGCTCGAAGTCCGCATGGTACAGCAACTCCGACGCACAGTTGTGATTCGGAAAGGTCGCTAAAGCCACCTGTAAACCAGCTTTCCGGGCGTGCTTCATCGCGGGGACGCAATCCGTATCGTTGCTGATCAAGATCAGCCTTTCGACGGCACGGTTCTCGGCGAACGTCGCAAAGTCGAGGCCGATGCGCATGTCGACGCCCTTCTGTTCGAAATTGGCCTTGAAATCCGCGTCGGTTGGCTGCGCTCCTAGAGGGGTCTTTTTCGGAACCCACCCACGAAACTTTAGGACGCCTCGTCGGATTGCGAACAAGTCCTTCTTCGCAAGCCGATGAAGCCAAGCATCATTGCCTGTGAACGACTTCTTTCCTTGGGAGATCGGCAGATCGACGTCCCCCGAAAACGGCGCGCAATCATAGTACAGGACCCGGAACAACGCCTCGTCGGGCGATGCACAGGCGTGCGCAACCTTCTCGATATAATCCGGCGTGTACGCCAAATTGTTCATTTTCGTCAGTACGCGGAGGTGCCCCCCATCAATCAGCACCGCGACTTTGCTCACCATATAGCAAGACCCCCGGAACCGCGAGGCGCCGGGGGTCTAGAATAGTGCCCGCCTACGGGCGTCACGGATTTGATGGGCCGTATGTATTACCGGCCTATCGAGCCGTCAATACCCTCCGAACCGGTACCGGGTCGGAGCGATCGTACGCGATCGCGCGCAGGTAGGCGGCTGGATTCGTATAACGCCAAGCTCGTTAAAAATCTCCCAAATAGCGCCATTCATGCAGTCGACGGGCGGCGATCGGGCCGGTCGGAGTACGCCAAGGCCCACGGCAAGTACTGGGTCCTTCGGCTGGCGGACCTCGCGATCCCCCGCGCCCGACCTTGGCAGGCATGAACAAGCTCGAAACAGGCTCGTCTATCGGCCAGTCCCCAGCGTGGCAGCTACGCCGCCTCTTCCCAGTGCATCGGCGAGCGCAGCCAGCGCTGCAGGTCGCTCTCGTACCAAGCGACCACGTTAGCGCTGATCCTGTGCCGTCGAGGAAATTCGCCGCGCATCTCCTTGCGCCGGATCGTCTCCCGCGACAGGCCGGTGCGCCGGATAACCTCCGGGAGCCGCACGAAGGCGTCGTGGCTTGATTCGGTCATTGGCGTCCTTTCCGCGCGAGCTTGAGCAGCGCCTCCATCGCGTCGGCGGTGCGCTTGGCGTGCCCGGCCGCGCGCGCGAGCGACCATGCCGCCCAGGCCGCGATCAGCATCATCATCGCCAAGTCACCCTTGCTCACCGGCGCACTCCTTTCCGCGCAAGTTGGCGGCGCCAGCCGGACGCGGCATCGCAACCAAGCGATAGAACATGATGTTGCGGCGCCAGCTATGAGCTTCGCCCCGCCACCAGCTTTCGTGCCAGTAGCCGGCGTTCTCGACGTCGCGGCCGTCGATCAGAAGCCCGTCCGCCATCACCAGCTCGACAGGCAGCCTCGCGTCGAACGGGAACGGCCCGCCCATGTGCCTAATCCAGCCGCCCGGGAGGATGCGCACGCGCGGCTTGTTAACGGCCTTTGCCGGGTGTCGGGCGGGGATCGCTCGCGCATCCGGGAGAACTGTGTCGTCGCACGTGCACCACGAGACTGTTTCGGCGCACAACTTGCGCATGAGCCATTCGATCAGCACGGCCGCCCCCTTCCATCTCTACAGAAGCCGCAGCGGCCATCGACCAGCCGCGGCATGTCCTCGCCGCATTCCTCGCACTCGCCCGGCGCCCCGACCGGGATCTCGGCGCGTGCCGCGCGCAGGCTGCGCGCGAGGTGCTCCTCCGCGAGCTTGGTCGCTTCGTCGATCAGGTCAGCCATCAACTCCCGTTCCTGTTGTGAACCCGCGCGACCTCGCGGGTGATGATGAATGTCTGCTCGGGGTATGCGGCGGACAGCCGCAGCGCCGCGGCCTCGGCGGCACTGAAGGAGCGATAGGGCGTGTCCTTGCGCTTCCCGTCCTTCTGCACCCGATAGGCACCCTGGCGGGCATGCACGTCGAAGTTGCCGCGGCTCATGTGCGCCGCCCCTTCAACCGCGCCGGGTGTACGGGGGCCCAGACGATCGCGTTGCGCCCGCTGGCGTTGCGGCGACGCGCGCCGCTGTCGCGTACCTTCCCGAGACGGGAGAGCTCAGTCAGGCGGGGGCGGATGGAGAGGATCGACAGGCCAAGGCGACCGGCGACCTCGTCGGCGGTGAGGCCGTTCGATCGTTCGATGACGGCGAGCGCCTTGGCGCGGAGCAGCGGCGCCGTTTCAGCGGCCTGGTCGGCCGCCTCGCGCGAGGGGTCACGGTTCTGCGCACCCGGCTGGTGCGGATAGCGGAACAGGTCGGCCATCAGTGCACCGTCCCGCCGGCACCGGTCAGGCGCTCCAGCTCCTTCTCCCACCAATCCCGCATGATGCCGGCCACCGCGACTTTGTGAGGCTCGCCGGTCGCGATCATCTCGCGACACAGTTCGAGCTTTTCCAGCGCCTCGAGGACGTCCGGGTCGCGATGCACGCGGCCCATGGGGAATGGGATGATCTCGGCGCTCATGCCGCAGGCCTCGGGTCGCTCTCGGCGAGGTACAGCGCTCGCCACTCTTCCCAAAGGCGTGCAACCTCCTGCGCCTTGCTCATGCGCAGCCTGCGCCCATCCGTGGTGTCGCCGAATATTGGGTCGAACGGGTCGACGGCGGCGTAAATCTGGTGGAGGGCAAGCGCGGCCGCGTCGAACGCCGCCCATGCTGCCTCTACCGGCGAGTTCTCGACAGCGAGCCGGATCACGCCGCATAGACCTTGTCGACGAAGCCGCGCCCGCGGACCATCGTCTGGTTGACCCAGGTCACCCGCTCATTTGAGAGGCGGCGGATGTGTCCGCGTCGAAGATGCGAGCGCGGCCCTCGGCGATCATCAGCGGCGCCGCCAGCCCCGCTCATCTGCTCTCCCGACAGCTCCAGGACATGGAAGCCGTAGAGCGGCAACTTGCCGGCTTTCGCCCGCTGCCGATTCAGCTTCTCGGGGGCCGGGTGTCGGCGCGTCGAGACGTTCTTGCATGCGAGCGCCCAGCACAGATCCATGTAGGCGGCGGCCTCGTCCATGAGGTCCGCGCTCATCATGTCCCATGCCTGCGCGAGGCCGAACGCGCCTGCCGCCGCGAATATGGTTTCGGGTGACACCGGTATTGGCGTTCCCGGGAGAGTCCGAGCGCTCGCGACAGCTGGCGTGAGCCTCCCAGACGCCAGCATCGAATCGCGGAATGCGCTCTGGTCGGTCGGCCGGTGCCAATCGGCCTCATAGTCGACGTGCATCGCGACCGCGATTGGCATCCACTGCTGGTGCTCGTCATAGAAGCTGATCGACGCGATGACGACCCCACGTGGAAGCGGCCGGCCCAGCATCTCGGCGATCGGCCCAGGCAGATCGTCGGTGTAGTCCCAAGCCAGCGCGATCCGCCGCGAGCACTGCGACGCGTTATAGATCGGGTCCTGCCAATCGGCTGTCGCGGCCTCGTATTCGAGTGCAACCACGGGGAATGGTGGACGAACGACCAGCCCGGGCAACTCTGGACGCGGCTTGCCGCGGTCAAGCAGCTGGCCCGAGTCCGAAAGGACAAACACCTCGGCCGCGCGCAGCTTCGCGACAAGATAGCGGATGCCGAGGCTCGTCAGCGGCGCGGTGGGCTCCGCCTGGGCAGCGAGTGCGGACAGGTCTTCGACTGCCTTGGGCGTGTAGTTGAGCGGCTGGGTCATTTAGCCCTCCGCGGGAGGATCTCGCCGAAGCGATGAGCTTGCTGCCGGACGCTGAGGACCAGCGAGCAGAGCGAGGCGGAGAAGGCGGCGCCGAACAGCGCGCCCGTGAGATAGGCCGTCATTCCCCTGCCTCCAGAACGAGCCAGCCATTGTCGGTGCGGGTGCCCAGCATGCGGACGGCGCGCTTGATCTGCGCATCGGACCGGAAGCGGCGGCGCATTTGGAAGTAGCCGCTCAGCGCCTCTTCACGTTGGACCGCGTCGACGGTGGAGACATCGCGCATGATGCAGGTGCCACCCTCTTCCAGTTGACCTTGAGGGCTAATCAGCAGTCGGCCGCCAGCGGCGAGGAACTCGCGCATTGCTTGCGTGGTGGCGCGGGGATTGCGCTGGCGCTTATCGCACGAGGGCCCGGACAGCCTCAGCTGGCGCATCAGCAGCTCGCGCCGAGTATCGACCTGATCAAGGTCGGCGAGCAAGAAGTGCATCCAGCGGTTCCGATGCCGCATCTGGGCGTCACACGGGCCGCCGAACATGAGGCCCTGGTCGCCGTCCCGCTCGTAGCAGATCAGGACGGAGACGCCGATCGATCGCACCAGTGCCCGCCAGAGCGTCACGTAGGCAGTGTCATCCCCTTGGTCGCACTCGCCAAGCCAATCGATCATCTGTTCGATTGGGGCGGCGGCTCGCATGTCCGGTCCGTCCCAAGGGCGGCCGCGAAGCGCGGGGATGGGTTCATCAGCGGCTGCGATGTGCGGTGGAAGCTCGCTCATGACTGCGCGCTCCCGCTGAGTGCCGCCGGGCAGTAGATGCCGACCACCTTGCCGACGATCTGGTTCGTCAGCTGGAAGGCGTCATACGGCCCGTCCGAGCAGTGGAAAATGCCGCCGCTGCGGTTCGCGAGCGGGTGGATCATCCACTTATCCTGGCAGCCGCTCCACTGGCTGCGCGCGACGCGAACGATCGAGCGGCGAACTTCCAGCCGGCTGGGACAGTAGCCCTCGCGATGCGCCCACCACATTTCCCACGTCATTCCAGCAGGGGGGCGCTGGCTCTCGGTGACGTAGATCGCACCATCTTCCAGGAGGCAGTCGACCGGGCCATTCGCTTGCCGCTCGCTCGCCCAAAGCTCGTCGAAGACCGCGACGTCGCCCGCACGGAACAGCACCGAGTTGGTGTCGACAGGGTGAACGCCGAACCGCGGCGGAACCGCGGTGAAGATGCGGAGCGCCGGAACTTCGGCGCGGCATTGTGAAAGAGGCGCAATGGGTCGTTCACGCACCACCGTGGGTGCGCGGGATGCTTCGGCGGCCATATGCCGTCCCTCCTGCTGTGGTGGTTCGGGAGGACTGCGGCGCTGGGGCGAGCTATCTGCGCCCGCAGCACGTCGTCTGCCCTTCAGCCGGGACCAGAACGTCGCGAAAGCGGGCGCACCAGATCAGCTGATGCGACTAGAATTGCTTAATAGGCAACTTTGGTCAAGCGTTAACTTTGCTTATTAGGCAACTTTCTTAACCGAGAAGCTCCTGCCACGGGATGACACGATCCATCCGAACGATGTCCTTGGCATCGATCCGGAAGACCTTCGCAGGATGGAATTGCTCAAGCTCTACATAGCTGGAGCTGCGGCGGATGAGGCGCTTTACCAGCACCGCGCGTGCGGCCTCGCCGTTGTCGTCATCGGGATTCTCGGGTCGAAGGTACACCACGACATCCTCACCGCCTCGCACACGGCCTTTAGGGTCAACCAACAACATGTCCCCGTCCATATGGCGGGGCTCCATGGAGGAGCCCGAAACATATAGACCATATGCTGCGGAATTGCCGTTCAGTATCATCGGGCGCTTGGCGTACTGGACGATCTCGGCTCGGTTGAGCGTCGTCTGCTCGATCGCTTCGCCGTCGATCTCCCGCGTCGCGCCAAGCGCGGTCCCGTAAATCGGCAAATCCTCCCGCATCCGCTCTCCTGACGCCCCTTCCATACGGATCGGCGTGGCGTTTGCTTCCGGCCGGTGAGATTGGAAACTCGTGATCCGCTCTGCGGTGCTTGGCTCGGCACCCTCGACATTGAGCAGCGCCCCTACAGAGCATCCCAGGAAACGGGCAAGCTGCACCAGGCGCTCCGCCGGGATGTTCACCACCCCCGACTCCCATTTCGACACCTGCGGAACCCCGATGTCCAAAGCCTCGGCAACCTCCGCCTGCGTCTTTCCTGCGGCTCGGCGGCACGCGCGAATGTTGTTTTCCATAGCTGCCCTTTTGCATCACAGGCAATCTTTTGCCTAGATTACCCATAAGGCAACTTCTGATTGCGTGAAACTTGCTTTTGAGGCAAGTTAACCATGATATGAGACTGTCAGCATTCCTCGACCTGCCTGGGCAGAGCGCCACCGACATCGCGCGCAAGTGCGACGTCGCCGTTTCCACCATCACGCGTGTAGCGAAGGGCGAGAAGAACCCTTCGCTCGAGCTGATGGCTCGCATCAGGGCTGCGACCCACGGCGCAGTTACGGGGGACGACTTCCTTCCGCCATTCAACCCTGAGATCCCCGGCCACGGCACCGCGTCACCGTCAGCGCAACTCGCGGCGGAGTGACGCCGATGGTGAGCGCTGTGCGCTTGGTGGAGAGGGAGGGTCTTCCTGAGCCGCTAACCCCGCCGGATTGCGACCTCCGCGACTTCGGTCGGATGATGATCGACATCACTCGGCTGCGGGCTTCGGACTTCGATGCGATCGGCGACGACACCGCATGGCGGGCTGGGGTGAACCTTTGGCTCACATCGTGGCACTCGGTGCCCGCGGGCTCGATGCCTGATAGCGATAGCGTGCTGGCAAAGGGCGCGCAGCTCGGCCGCGACCTTGCCACCTGGTCCGCTATCAAGGCCGAGGCTCTGCGCGGCTGGGTGCTTTGCTCCGATGGGCGCCTCTACCATCCGACAGTCTGCGAGATCGCACTCGAGAGCTGGATCGAGAAGCTCCACCAGCGCCGTTCCAGCGGCAAGGGCAACAGTGCCCGCTGGGGCGCCGCGTTCGACGAAACCACCGTTGACGACCAGATCCGTGCCGCCGCTGACATGCTGGCGCACCTCGCTCCTCAATCGAAAGCCCTGACGAGGCTGATCCGGCGCCAGAGCCGGAAGGAGGGCAAATGACCCTCCGTAATCCCAGCGCGATCCCGACGGCATCCCACCGGCATCCCGGCGGGACTCCCGAAACGATCCTAGCGCGATCGCAAGAGACAGAGACAGAGACAGGGATACTCTTTCCCTTACCAGAGGGTAACCTCTCCTATGGAGGGAATGCGCAGACGCACGCGAAAGCGGGGGCGGCAGCATGACCGCCGACCTACTCGATCGGCTGGCACCGCCGGCCCAGCCGAAGCAACTGCGCCCGCATCAGGTGAATGCGATCGCGCTGCTGCGCGCGGCCACTGGTAAGGCACACCGGGAGAACCGACGCGCGCGGTTTATGCTCAAGCTCTCCACGGGCGCCGGCAAGACGGTCATCGCCGCCGCGATCGTCAGGGGTGCGCGAGCGAAGGGCAAACGGGTCCTGTTCATCGTCGACGCGATTTCGCTGATCGACCAGACCGTCGACGCCTTCGTCTCGGAAGGCATTCGCGAAATCGGCGTCATTCAGGCGCAACACCCGGCAGAAGACTGGTCGAAGCCGGTGCAAATCGCATCGGTCCAGACCCTCCGCCGTCGCGGCCATCTGCCCCCGGCCGACATCGTCATCGTGGACGAAGCGCACTGCCAAAGCGAATGGCTCAGCGAGATCATGCAGAGCGCGACGTGGGCGGGCGTGCCTTTCATCGGGCTAAGCGCCACGCCCTGGTCGAAGGGCCTCGGCCTGCTCTACGACGAGCTGATTTGTCCGGTGACGATGCAGGAGCTGATCGACCTCGGCTTCCTGTGCCCGTTCCGGGTCTACGCCGCGGCGCACCCGGACCTGACCGGCGTGAAAACCACCGCGGGCGACTATCAGCAAAATCAGCTGTCGGAAGTCATGGCCGAGGGGAACCTTGTCGCCGACCTAGTCGACACTTGGCGGCGCCGCGGCGAGAACCGCCCGACGTTATGCTTCGCCGTCGATCGCGCCCACGCGAAGAAGATCCAGCGCCGCTTCGAGGCGGCTGGGGTCGGGTGCGGCTATATCGACGCCTTCACCGACATCGCGGAGCGCCGCGAGATCAGGCGCCAGCTCGACACCGGCACAATCCGCGTCGTCTGCAACGTTGGGTGTCTGACCAAGGGCGTCGATTGGGCGATCGGCTGCATCATCCTCGCGCGCCCGACGAAATCGGAGATACTCTACGTCCAGATGGTCGGGCGCGGGTTGCGCGTGAACGACGGCATCCCGGACTGCATCATCCTCGACCATGCAGACAACACGCTGCGCATGGGCTTCGTCACCGACCTCGATGTCCTGAACGAAATGTGCAAGGCAAAGCGAGGGGAGCGCTCCGCCAAGTCCCGGCCGGTGCCGCTACCGAAGGAATGCGGCTCCTGCGGCTACCTCAAGCCGCCGAAGACCCGCGAGTGCCCGTCGTGCGGGTTCGTGGCCGAGCCTCAGTCGAAGATCGAGGAAGCGGACGGCGAGCTTGTGGAGGTTGCCCGCAAGCAGGCCGCGGCATCCCGAGACGAAAAGCAGGCATGGCTGTCGCAGCTCAACTGGATCGCTCGCGAGCGCGGATATTCGTCCGGCTGGGCTGCGAACACCTACAAGAAGAAATTCGGCGTCTGGCCGCAGAACCTCGACAAGACCGCTCTTCGCGAGCCCTCGTATGAAGTCCGCAACTATGTTCGGGCGAGCCTGATCGCCTTCGCCAAGCGCCGGGAGCGCGCGGCATGAAAATCACGGAGCGCACTGAGGGGCGCTGGCGCACGCTACTTCCGCGGGTGGGCGTGGACAGCAAGTTGCTTTCGGGCAAACAGCAGGCGTGCCCCGGCTGCGGCGGCAAGGACCGATTTCGCTTCGACGATAAGTTCGGCAAAGGCGACTACTACTGCAACCAGTGCGGCAGGGGCGACGGCTTCAAGCTGCTCGAGATGGTCAAGGGCTGGGACTTCGCGACCGCGGCGCGCGAAATCGAGGCGATCATCGGCGAAGTGCCGAAACACCCCCCGAAAGGTCGCATGAACAGCGACACAGGCCGGCGTCTATCGCGCTCGCTGTGGGGCGAATGCCTCACGATCCAACCGGGCGACGAGGCGCACCTCTATCTCGCGAATCGCGGCCATGCCGCGCCGCCGGGTGGCGCCCTGCGTTTCCATCCCGCATGCCCCGTGTCCGGTGTCGACGGCGTCACGACCCTCCCGGCGCTGGTGGCGCTGGTCCGTGACGCGAACGGCGATGGCGACACGCTCCACCGGACCTATCTTCGCGACGGCGCAAAGGCCCCGATCGACAGCCCGCGCCGACTAATGCCGGGGGGCATCACCAAGGGCGGCGCTATCCGTCTGATGCCGCACAAAGGCGAGCTTGGCGTGGCGGAAGGAATCGAGACCGCCCTCGCCGTCTGGCGTGATTTCGGCATTCCATGCTGGTCGACGATCAGCGAAGGGCTCCTCGGCGACTTCATTTGGCCGACCGACATCACCAAGCTGCATGTCTTCGGCGACAACGACCTGAATTTCGTCGGCCAGGCGGCTGCCTACCAGCTTGCCAAGCGTGCCTCCGTGCATCGCAACCCGGTGCCGGTCGAGGTGCACATTCCTCCTGTTCCCGGCACCGATTGGGACGACCACGGGAGGCTGGCCCGTGCCGCGTAACGAGGGGATCGTACCGCCTTACCCGCGGGTCGACATTCGATACCGCTGCGGCGTGGTCGTGCGCGACATCGATCCAGCGACCAGACGCTGGACGCTGAGCGACCCTGCCTTCGGCGGCGACGAGGGGTCCGATTTCGACATTCGAAGCTGGCAGCGGGCCGGCACAGGCCAAGGGGGAGAATGATGGCTGGAGAGATTTGCAGCGCCTGTCGTTTCTGGCGGCGGCTGGAGCAGGACGCCGACGAGTTCGGCTTTGCGCGCGACTACGAGGTGCCGGACGGCTCGACTGGCGTCTGTCGGCGCTACCCGCCGTCGACGCGCCGTGCCGACATCGACCACGCGAGCTCGCACAGCTGGGACGCCGCAAGAGGCGCCTATTGGCCGGTGACCTGGGATGACGATTGGTGCGGCGAGTTCGACGCCGCGATGAAAGTGGTGGCGTGATGAAGGGGGACGAAACGATGGTGGAGCGCCGCGTGCGCGAACGACTGGAGCGGATCGCGCAAGCTCGTCAGGCACTCGCGGACCGCTACGCCGCCGATCCCGCAGGGGTAGATCGCTTCAATGCGAGGATGCAGAGGCTCGCCCAGGCGCGGAAGCGCGAGCAGCAGCGGATCGACCACCTCGTTCTCGGAAAGCCTAGGCCGAAGCCCGAGCCCGGGTCGCTGACCAAACCAGCGGGCGTGAGCAACCGCGATTGGAAGGTCATGCGCAAGCGGCTCCTAGCCGAAGGTGCGCGCCTCGAGCCCGGCATCGAGGAGGCCCTGCAGCTGCGGGAGGCGTGGTCGCATAAGCAATTCGGGACGCCCGAGACGTGGGAGCATGCCGAGAAGACCCACACCGATTGCCTTGTGCAACTGGAGCGCAACGGCTCCATCGACAAGGAGCAGCTTGAGTGGGCGGCGCAGATCGCCAACGTCTATCGCAGCCTTGAATCCGACGTCGCGATCAAGGTTGCTAGCCTGGAAGCCCGCGTCGACCAGTCTCGCCGCGCCACTGCCGCTGTCGAGGGCGTGCGTCGGGTGCGGTTGCACCTCGCCTACGGATACTGGCGAGACCAGCTACCGGACCCGAAGCAGATGATCCTCGACATGATCGTGGGCGATCCCATCGGCTACACCGTCGCGGCCAAGCGGTACGGCGTGCACAACCGAAAGGCCAAACGGCTGCTCATTGCCGCTATCGACAGCTGGCCCGAATGCGTCGACCGCGCTCACCGCCTCTACAGCGCGGACGAGATCAAAACGGCGCAAGCGGGCCTGGAGAAATAGAGGTTGCAAGTGGTCACGAAAACCGCCAAAAAGCCCCTGCGACAGCTATGCCTGAAACGCCTCCCTACATGAGCGATGACGCTGACGATGAAGTGCCCCCTGTCATCGTCTTCCGCGAAATCCCGCTGCTGATTGAGATCGAGCAGTGGATAGCGCGCGAGCGTGGCATCATGTGGCGTCCTGAGTTTGAGGAACGCGTTGATCAGGTTTCTGTCGCTCTGTTCGGGATCAAGCGGCATCCCAAACCGCAACAGGACAAGTTCAGCAATCGTGCCGAGTTCTTCGGCGCCGAGCATGCTTGGGGAAACTGGCAGCGTAGCATCGGGTACCCCGAGGACCTCGAAAGGGAGTTCGGGGACTATGCGGGAGCCGAATGGCTCTACCGGCTAGGCATTCAGGTATGGGATGCCGATGGCAAGGACATGCGCTGCGCCGAGTGGTTCGTTGAACAGGCGATAGCTGCCGCGCTTGAATTCGACGGGGCCAAGTTCACGCCGGACGGATCGGGCTCGACGCTACCGGCCGATGCTGAGGAATGGGGTGCCTCGCTTGAGCGAGCCGCCCGGGAGTTCACCCGAAAGAAGTAGCACGGGCACAGGAGGCGAAATGGCAAGCCAGCCCGCGCCCCTCACCATTGCCCAGCAGCTCGAACGCATCGCTGCCGACGTTCACGACATGGCGTTCGACTTCATGGAGCCCGCGCGGTCTCACCGCGACGCCGAGGGGCGGATAGCTCGCGTTGAGGATCTGGCCGATCGCTTGCGTGCCGCGGTTCGTGGGCGTGGGTGAACGGCTCCGGGGGCGCGCAGGGCAGCGGGCCCGAGCCCGACGCCTCGCCCGCACCAACGGCCTATGCGAACGCTGCCTCGATCGTGACATCGTCCGCATCGCAACGAGGGTCGACCACGTCGTACCACTCGGACTTGGCGGTGAGGATGTGGACGACAACACCCGCAACCTTTGCGTGCCCTGCCACGCCGAGGTCACAGCCGAGCAGTTCGGACATGCCGCGCCGATCGAGGCGCGGGGCATTGGACGCGATGGCCGGCCGACCGCGCCGGACCATCCTTGGAATAGGGGTACGTGATGTTTCGCAAGCTAGGCTGCCTTCTCGGCTTCCATGCCTGGAGACGATCGAAGTTCGTGGCGCTGAACTGCACCGAGGCCGCCCTAGTCTGCGACCGTTGCCGGAAGGTTTGGCAACCGTGACCATGAAGCCGCGGATCGCATCGCTTCGTCCAGGCCATACGCAACTGGCAGCAATGGCTGCAGCTTTGGAGGGCAGCGCCTTCGAGCTTCTCTATGGCGATGGCACTGGCCGCTCGATGGGGTTGTTCGCCAACCAGCTTGCCCCCAGCCAGCGATCGAGTGTGCTTCACCCAGGACGCGACACGCGACAGCGACGCCGCGCCCAAGCGCGCGCGGATGCGAAGGCCACCCCCCGGTCGAAAGTCTGAGGGGTCGAACGGGCGGACACCCTGCGGCCCCACCGTGCGCAGCGAGAGTAGTTTCTGAGGGGGGAGGGTTTCCGCCCGCACCCCCCGGAGGTTTCCCATGGCCGAACTGGTCGAGATCGCGGGCGGCGACGGCGTTCCGCCCGAGCCGAACTGGCGGTCGATCTTCGGACGTGCCGGCGATCGGGAGGCTGCTGCCGCCTATTGGCGCGAGGTCATCAGTGAGATGCGCGGCGCCGAGAAGCTGGCGGTTGCCAATTCGCATTCGATCAAGCGTCTCGTCGTCGCCTACGTCACCTTCGACATCAGCGCCCGCGAAGTCCTGAAGGCAGGCCCGGTCATCAAGGCGAAGAAGACCGGCGTGCCGACTTACAACCCGTGGTGGACGACGATGTCCAACGCGGCGAGCCAGGCGCAGGCGCTCGAAAAGGAGCTTTGCATCAGCCCGCGAGATCGGGGTGCCGGCGCCAAGGTCGAGAAGAAGACGCCGCGCGCGACCGGCGCGAGCCGCTACCTGAAGAACCGTGGCTAACCGCTTTCTCCGCGACCCCGATCCGACCACGGCCTGGGCAAAGGCGGCGGTCGAGGGGAAGCTCTTCACGGTAGGCGAGCTGGTCCAGCACGCCGCCGAGCGACACCTTCGCGACATTCGCGATGGCGAGCGCCGCGGGATCTTCTGGCGGCCGGACGCGGCGGCGCATTTCCTCGAGTTCCTGCCCTCGGTTTTCCAGGTCACGGATGGGCCCGCCGCAGGCGAGCCCTTCTATCCGCTGGAGTGGCATACGTTCGTTGGCGGCAGTCTGTTCGGCTGGCGCACCAACACCAACCGCTGGCGCTTCCGCACTGGCTGGCTGGAATCGGGAAAGGGGCAGGCGAAGTCGCCGCTCATGGGCGCGATCGGCGTCTACATCATGGGCTGGTGCGACATCGCGCGTGCGCAGTGCTATGCCATTGGCGAAGACAAGGCGACCGCGAACGTCCTGTTCCGTGACGCTGTCGCCATGTGCCGCGCCGACATCCCCGGAGGCGATGAAGGCGAAAGCCTCGAAGGGCTCGGCGAGGTAATCATCCGCGGCGAGCTGGAGAACGCCTGGAAGATCGAACATCCCGACAGCGGGTCGTTCTTCATGCCAATTGCAAGCGGAGAATCCCAATCCGGCCCCCGCCCGGCCTATGTTGCTGGCGACGAGATCCACGAACTGAAGTCCGAGAGCGCGCTGCTGACGTGGAAGGCGGCAATCGACAAGGTTGCCGGCAACGCCCTTATGCTCCTGGGCACCAACACCCCCGCCCGCGCTTCGCAGCACGTGGGCACGTCCTATTCGGATATGTACCAGCAGATCGTGAAGGGCGAGGCCCGCGACGATACGGCGTTCGCCTTCATCGCGCGGATCGACAAAGCCGATCGCGAGAACGTGCTCGAGAACGAGGCTTGTTGGCAGAAGTCGCTCCCGGCTTTGGGCGAGACGTTCCCGATCGAGAACATCCGCGAGACGGTCAATTCGGCGAAGCTGCGTCCCTCGACCAAGTCGAGCGTGAAGCGCCTCTACTTCGGCATCGATTCGGCGGCTGCCGACTTCTGGATCGCGGAGGACAAGTGGTCAGCAGTGCAAGGCGCGGTCGACAGCCGCGCCATGATCGGCCGCAAGTGCTGGCTCTCGCTGGATCTCGCGCAGAAGAACGACCTTACCGCGCTATCGTCAGCGTGGGAGGTCTCCGACGATCTCCTGGCCGTGAAGACTTGGTACTGGACGGCGAAAGAGGGACTTGAGGAGCGCGCCGAGAACGACAAGGCGCCCTATGTCGACTGGGTCGAAGACAAGTATCTCACCGCAACGCCCGGCCCGACGATCGACTACACCTACGTCGCCCAGCAGGTTGCCCAGCTCTATGCCGAGCATGACGTCGAGGCGCTTGCGGTCGATTCCGCCTTTCTGACCGCGTTCACCGACGCATGCGACCAGGTCGGCCTTGAATGGTGGCTCTACGACGGACCCGGCAAGCCCGATGGGCGCGGTCTGAAGATCATCCGGCACGCGCAGGGCCAACGGATCGCGTTCGAGGACCGGCAGCTATGTATGCCGCACTCGATTACACGCACTGAGGATCGCATTCTTGAAGCTCGCATCCTGATCGATGCGTCACCGGTGACCTACAGCTGCGCCGCAAACGCGGTCGTCGAGGCGGATGGCCTCGGAAACCGCATGTTCAACAAGAAACGCTCCCGCGGCCGCATCGACGGAATGGTGACGATCGCGATGGCGGTTGGTGCCGCCACGTCGAGCGAGAAGCCGAAGAAAAAGTCGGTGTATGCCTCGCGCGGCGTCATCCGTCTGAGGGGTTGAAGGAGGGCGCATGGGAGCACTTTCGCCCGAGGATTACCAGCGAGCGGCTGGGTTCCGTCGATCCGCAGCGCCGCGTGCCGCTGCGCCGGCCCTGTCCGGCCCGATCATGGCCTACACGAGCTACGATCTGAGCGATCCGGCGCTGTTGGAGATGATGCGCGGCGGGCGCCTCGGGGTAACGGGCGTCTCGATCAATGAGCGCCAAGCACTCCGCAACAGCACGTTTTATCGGGCGATGAGCCTCATCGCGGGATCGATGGGCAAGCTGCCGATCCACCTCATGCGCAGGGTTGGAAATGTCACCGAAAAGGCGACCGACCACCCGCTGTTCAGCGTCCTGCATCGGAAACCGAATAGCTATCAAACGGCGAGCCGCTTCAAAAGCTACATGCAGCTGGTCGCGATGTTCGACGGGACGGCTTACGCGCTGAAGGTTAAATCGCGCGGCGCGGTTCGCGAGCTGATCCCGCTGCCCCGCCGCTCGGTCAAGCCGAAGCTCTCCGACACGTTCGATCTGACCTTCACCTACAACCGCCCCAGCGGCGGGACGGTCATCCTGCAGCCCGACGACCTCTTCCATTTCAGCACGCCGCTCTCATTGGACGGGCTGAACGGCGTCTCTATCCTCGATGTCACCGCCGACACGCTCGGCATGGCGATGAAGGCGCAACAGGCAGCGGCGCGGATGCTGACCAAGGGCTCGATGGCCCGCGGCGCGCTCGAGACCGACCAGTCGCTAGGCGATGAGGCCATCAGCAATCTCAAGCAGAGCTTGAGCGAGGACTATGCCGGTGCCGACGCTGAGCATGACTGGATGGTCCTTGAGGAGGGCCTCAAGGCCAAACTGTTCGCGGCGAGCGCCCGCGATTCACAGCTGGTCGAGTTGATGAAGCGCGAAGCGGAGGAAGTGTCCCGCTTCACCGGCGCGCCTCGCCCGCTCCTGATGTTCGATGAGACGAGCTGGGGGTCTGGCGTCCGCGAGCTGGGCCTGTTCTTCGTCACCTACTGCCTCATGGATTGGTTCGTAATCTGGGAAGAGGCAATCTGGATGTGGCTCCTGACGCCGCAGGAGCAGGAAGTCTATTACGCCAAATACAACGAGGGCGCCCTGCTGCGGGGTTCGCTCAAGGATCAGGCGGAGTTCTTCAAGGCCGCGCTCGGCCCCAACAGCGCCTGGATGGTGCCGAATGAGGCGCGTGGCGCCTTCGACATGAATCCGATCGAGGGCGGGGATGACCTGCCCCGGCCAGGCACGACCGCCGCGGCCATCGCCCAGGAGGACAATGCAAATGCGCAATAGCGGCTTGCTGGCGGTGCGCGCCACGCGCCCGCCAGAGATCACCGGCATCGGCGATGGCTCGGGCTGGAAGTTCGAGACGACCGCCCTGGCAGAAGGCTTCAAGCACTTCGAGGTCCGCGCGCTCGCCTCGGATCGTCCCACCATATCGATCTTCGACTATATCGGCGACGACGGCGAAGGCGGTGGCGTGACTGCCAAGCGCGTTGCGGCTGCACTACGCACACTCGCCGGCAAGCCGATCACCGTCGAAATCAACTCGCCCGGTGGCAACTATTTCGAGGGCGTGGCGATGTACAATCTGCTGCGCCGGCATGACGCGGAGGTTCGCGTCGAGATCCTCGGCATCGCCGCGTCGGCCGCGTCTGTCGTGGCGATGGCTGGCGACGAGATCGCCATCGCGCACAACGCCGAGATCATGATCCATGAAGCTCGCGGCCTGTTCTTCGGCACCAAGTCGGAGATGGGCGAGGCGATAGAAGTCCTTAGCCACATCGACGACGCGATGGTCGGCACCTATGCTGCCCGTTCTGGCGGGGACGCCGCCAAGTTCGCGGCGATGATCGCCGGCAAGGACGTCTATTTCACCGGCCAGGAGGCAATCGACGCGGGTCTCGCTGACGTGCTCATGGAGCGCGACGCGCAGATGCCCGTCTACGCCGAAGGGCCTTGCCTTCCGAGCGATAAAGCCTCGCTCGACAAGTTTCTCGCTGAACAGGGAATGTCGCGTTCACAGCGGCGCGACCTGTTCCGCGCGATGGGGAGCGGCACGCCTCGCGCTACCGATCCCGACCCCGCCACGCTGCGCGCTGGCACCTCCGACGAGCCCGCCTTCCCGATCAACGCGGAACAGCAGGCGCGGCTCGAAGCCCTGATCGTCTGAAAGGAACAGACATGAACATGATGACCAACCTGCGCGGCTCCGCCGCGACGGGCCGGGGCCTGCTCGCCGTGCGCGCCGAAGCCCAGCCCAAGAAGCCCGCGACCCTCGACGACGTGCTGACCACGTTCGAGGCATTCAAGTCGAAGCACAGCGAGGAGTTGGCCGAGATCAAGGCTGGCAAGACCGACGTGCTCACCAAGGAAGCTCTCGAAAAGATCAACGAAACGCTGAGCGAGCTGCAAGCCGCGGTCGATGATCAGGCCAAGATCCAGGCAGCCGCCAAGCTCGGCAACGGCGCCGTGATCGGGGACATCAAAGCTGATCCCGAATACACCGCCGCGTTCAAGGCCCACATGCGCAAAGGCGACCGCGCCCCGGCCGACATTCAGGCGGCAATGTCCAAGGGAACCGACGCAGATGGCGGCTACCTCGCTCCGATCGAGTGGGACCGCACCTTGGGCGAGAAGCTCAAGCAGATCAGCCCGATCCGCGCCCATTCGCGTGTGATCACGATCTCCACGGCCGGCTTCAAGAAGCTATTCTCTGACCGCAACGTCGGCTCCGGCTGGGTCGGTGAGACGGCATCGCGGCCGGCGACTGCCACTCCCCAGATTGGCGCTGTCCAGTTCGACACTGGAGAGATTTACGCCAACCCGGCGATCAGCCAGCAGCTGCTCGACGATTCCGCCGTGGATCTCGAGGACTGGCTCGGCAGCGAGGTAGACACCGAGTTCGCTCGGCAGGAGGGCATTGCGTTCCTTTCGGGCGACGGCGTCAATAAGCCCTACGGCATCCTGACCTATGTCGACGGTGCTGCCAACGCTGCTCGCCATCCGTACGGCGCGATCCCGGTGGTGAACAGCGGTGCTCCTGCGACGCTGACCGGCGACGGCATTCTCGATCTGATCTACTCGCTTCCCAGCGAGTTCACCTCGGGGGCAAAGCTGTACATCAACCGTCAGTCGCTGCTTGCCGCGCGCAAGCTGAAGGACGGCCAGGGCAACTATCTGTGGCAGCCGAGCTACGCCTCGGGACAGCCTCAGACGCTCGGCGGCGAGGCCATTGTCGAGGTGCCCGGCATGCCCGGCATCGCGGCTGGGAACATTGCCGCGCTCTATGGTGACATGGAGGCCTCCTATCTGGTGATCGACCGCGTCGGCATCCGCGTTCTGCGCGACCCGTACACCAACAAGCCCTTCGTGCACTTCTACACCACGAAGCGCGTGGGCGGCGGTGTCCACAATCCTGAACCGATGCGCGCGCTCAAGATCGCCGCGTAACGGCCATGCTGGCTCCGGGCCGGGCTTAGCGCTCGGCCCGGTTCCTCGAAGCTCCGGTGCGCCGGGGTTTCGGTGAACCGAGGAGGTGAATATGACCACCAAGAAGAGCGAACCGGCGGGAAAGCAGCAGAGCGGAGTCGAGCCCGCAAAGACGTTCGACAGCGCAGGCGCTCCCCAGCAGATCGTGCCAGACGTCGACCCGGACCACCCCGCTGTCGACGCCGATCCCCGCGAGAATACGACCGCGGACCAGAATCGCATCGACTTCAACGACCCGGCCCTGTCGGACGCGGAAGCTGTCGCGAAGAACCTCAAGCAGGCTGACAAGGCCGATTGAGTACGAGGCGCTGGCGGGACCGCTCGCCAGCGCCACCCTTTTAGACGCGAGGTGCACGATGGCCGAACCCATCACGCTCGCCGAGGCGAGAAAGCACATCCGCGTCGACTCCCCGGCCGACGATGTGTTGATCGAAGGCTACATCGTGGCTGCGCGCGAATGGGTCGAGGACTACACCGGGCTGGTGCTGTCGCGCCGAGAGGTCACCGAGAGCGTGAGCGGCTTCACAAATCCGATCAAGCTGCGCGCCTGGCCGATCGCAGCTGACCAGCCAGTCTCCATCGCCTACCGGGATAGAACGGGCGTCGGCCAGACGGTCGCAAATGCAGTGCTCCGCGCGGCATCGCGCCCGGGCACGGTCTATCCGGCCGCGGGGGCACGCTGGCCGGATAGCAACACGGTCGACGGCGCCATCGATGTCACTGTCACCGCTGGATTTGTAGATGCCGGCTCAATCCCCCAGGTGCTGAAACAGGCCATGTTGGTCCTTCTGACGGCCTTCTACGAGGACCGGGAGGGGGGCGAGATGATCGCGGCGGCCGAGCGCAGCGCGCGTAGCCTGTGCCGCCGCTACAAGCGGTGGACTACGTGAAGCCCCCACGGTCCCTCGCGAGCCGCATGAAGGACCGGGTTCGCATCGAGCGCCCTGTCGCGGACACCAGCCTTGACGGCGCCGGCTCCGGTTCCTGGGATCTAGTTCAGGACGAAGTAGCGGCGGAAGTCGAGGACATGTTGCCGAGCCGCGCCGAGCGAATGGCGGAAGGCATCAACGTCGCATCCCGCCCCGCCCGGGTCCGGCTCCGCTACCGCGACGACATCAAGCCAAGCATGCGCTTCGTGATGGGCGCCACCGTCGTCGACGAGGTCGTGGATTACAGCTCGGCGAGGATCATGCAGATCATCGCCGGCCCCGCGAAGCTCGGACGGGACGGCGTCGAGTTCATCGTCGAGGAATACAGTCCGGCAGGGAACCCGGCCTGATGGTCACCGTGCGCGGCAAAGCCGAGACGCAGCGCTACATGGCGCAGCTGCCGGCCAAGCTCGACGGTGTTGTGCGAGGCGCGGCGCGCGCGGGCGGCAAGGTGCTGGCCGAAGGGGTAAAGCAGCGGACCCCTTCCGAGGAAGTGCGCGAGAACGTCCGCATCCGCACGCGGAAAAGCGACGATCAGATCACGGTCACGGTCGACGTAAAGCCTGGGTGGGCCCGTTCGATCGCCACGTGGCTCGAATATGGCACCTCGCCGCACTTTATCTCAGTGGATGACAGCCAGCGGCGCGGCATGAGCGTCGGGCGCATCAACCAGCGCGCCAACGATCCCGACAGCAGCCACTCGCTCGTCATCGGCGGGAAGTTCGTCGGCGCTACCGTGTTTCACCCCGGCGCGCGACCTCACCCGGCGTTTCGCCCGGCGCTCGACGCCGACCGCGATGACGCGATCGCCGCGGCGCAGAGCTACATCAACGGCCGGGTCAAGCGGTCCGGCATCATCGCCAGCGCGGATGCGGGAGACGGCGAATGACCGTTTATCAGGACGCCCAGCATCTTTGCGCACGCGTGCCCGGCGGGCTTTGCAGCTTCCCAAGCTATTGCGCGCGCAGCGGGTGTCTCAACGAGAAGCCCCCTGCCCAAGCGAAGGCGCCCGATGACGACCGGCGCTGACATTGTCGGCGCGCTGCTGCGCGCAGATCCTGCGGTGACTGCGCTCGTCCCGGAGCCCAGCATCAAATTGGGGAAGCTCCCGGACGGTGTTGAACTTCCGGCTCTGCTGGTCCGCGTGATCAGCTCGAACGAGCGGCAGCCGCTCAAACGAGGCGAGAAGACCCGCACGATCGACCGTGTCTCGGTGGCGGTGCGCGCGGCGAATTACCGGGATCAGACCTTGGCTATGCGTCTGGTGCGCAAGTGTTGCGCCGGAAAGACGGGCGCCGTCGCTGGCGGCGAGAGCGTGTCGATCCTGACGGCGGGCACCGGCCCTGACCTGAACGGGCCCGGAAACAGCTTCGAACAGACCCAAGATTTCCGCGTCAGTTTCGACGCGACAGCGTGAGGAGAAGGCGATGAGCACGAAGATGAAGGGCTATGCTCTGAGGACGTTCAAGAACAGGGGTACCGGCGAGCGGTTCGAAGGCGGCAAGCCGTACGAGTTCGAGCCCGATGCCTACGCGAACTACCTGAAGGCCGGCCTGGTTGGCGACAAGCCGACGGAATCGACCAACGAAAAGCCGGCAACGAAGTCTGCCGACAAGGGTGGCGCAACCGCCTGACCAGTTCGGCCGCCCCGGGCGGCTGATCCCCCGCCGGCCTGGCCGGCTCGCCCACTAGGAGAAATGAGATGGGTTCCACGACGTCGGCGGGCACTGGGCTCGCCATCTCGGCCGCACTTCCGGCCACCGAAGACGCTGCCGGATACGCCGCGCTGACCTTTGTCGAGATCGGCGGCCCCGAGCAGTTGGGCGCTTTCGGCGCCTCGAACGAGGTGATTACCTTCCAGCCCCTCAAGGGGCCGGCGGAGAAGCATAAGGGCGGCACCAACTACGGCGCCATCCAGCCCTCGATCGCGCACGACGACGAGGATGCTGGTCAGACGCTGCTGCGCACCGCCGCCGAGGACCAGACGGACCTGTACGCGTTCGAGATCACCTTCCCGAGCGGAGCCAAGCGCTACTTTTGCGGTCGTGTCTTCGGCTACCCGGAGAACGTTGGCGCTGCCAACTCGATCATCATGGCGAACCCGTCGATCGAGATCAGCACCAAGGTCGTCAAGGTCGACGCTCCCTAACCCCCATTCCGGCTGAACAGGCCGGTTCACAGGCATCGGCCTGCTCGCTCGTCGCGGTCGGGCGAGCGGGCCGGTGCACCCTTACCGCGAAAGGAATATTCGAATGAAGATCGCAGCACTTGCTGTCGCCACGACGGCGTTCATGCACCTTAAGGGCCCCGATGGCGTTCCCCTCTATGAGGGCGCGGAAAAGGTGGGCATCGAGCTTTTCGGACCCGGCTCGCAAGAGTTCGCCCAGGTCGAGGAGCGACAGTCGGCCAGGGCACTCCGGCGCATGCAGGAGAACGACAATAAGATTGCGCTGGCGCCTATCGACACGCGTCGCGCGGAAGCGGCCGAGGACCTGGTCACACTCACTGCACGCTTTCATCATATCGAGCACGACGGCCCGGATGGCCGCCCGCTCTCGGGTCTCGATCTGCATTCCGCGGTCTACTCGGACCCGAAGTTCGGTTGGATCAAGGAGCAGGCCACCAAATTCGTGGGTGATTGGGGAAAGTTCACGCCCGGCTCGGCCGGGAGCTAATCATCTTTGTTAGGCAGATGGCGTGGCTTGCTGCCACGCCTAAGCCGCCCGAAGGCTCCCTTCGCGCGAAGAGCCCGGGGCAGGCGCCGACGATCAGTCGGGCCGATCAGATGCGTAAGCAGGGCATCACGCCGCAGATGCCGCCCAACCCGGCGCCTCATATCGTTACCCGCTTGGTCGAAATCGGCCTGACTGGTTCGAACGGCATGGGGTCAGTGCCGCTCAGCTGGCTGGAAATAAACGAGTGGCAGCGTGCCACCGCCGTCCGGCTCGCCCCGTGGGAAGCTCGATTGATTCGAGACCTATCTGTCGCCTACCTCGCCGAAAGCAGGAGAGCGGAGAGCGAGACTTGCCCACCTCCGTGGCGAGCCCAAGTCACGAAGCGCGAGGCTGAGACTGAGGAGGCACGTCTCAGAGCGGTACTTGGCTGATCTTCATTTGCGCGTGTATCAAGTGTGCTCGCAAAGAGGGGCGGTCATGACCGTATTGCTGGCCGGGTCCGGTGCGTACGACTTCCCGATCGAGAAGGGTGGCCGGATTGAATACGAGGCGGTTGCACATCGCATTGGCCCCGTCCCCAGCACAGGCCTGCGACTCGATTGTCTCGCTATGGTCGTTCTCGATCCAGCAGCAGTCCATGATTTCGGTAACGGAGTTGCGGCCGGCGTGATGCTGCCAGGCGGCAAGGCTATCCCGGCAGGCTGGTTCAACTGGAAACATGGTCGCCGCTATCGCGCTGAACTCGCGCTACTGCGCATCGCGCCCGAAGAAGGGGTGCTCTGCCTCGGCAGATTGCATGGCGGCGGGGAAGTTCAGCTCCGCAACGGGCCGAAGCGCCTGCCATTCCGCCTGTCCTTAGATTTGGACTGGCCTATTCGTCTCGTTGATGATTGGTATAGCGTTTGCCGCCCATTCATTCTGGCGAACAATCCGGGGCTGGTGGAGGATCGTTAACGTGCGATTGTTAGTATCTGGCTTGGCCCTAATCGCGACACCGGCAATGGCAGCGGATCAGTTCGATCTGGTTTGCAGCGGCGACAGCGAACCTTGGCGCTATCGGGTCGACCTCGCCAAGAATGAGTGGTGTGCCGGCGTATGCGATTCGAGTTTCAGCATTGCGAGTGTCACGTCCACCACATTGGTCCTGCAGGATGCCCAGCCGCAACATCTGCGCGGCGACACTATCAAGAACTCGATCAGCAGAGTGTCGGGCGAGTGGTATTTCTACAGGTCGCTGCCCAAGATTGGCTTCAATAGGACAGTGAAGGGAAAATGTGCAGTCGCGCCGTTTAGCGGTTTCCCCACGCGAAAGTTCTGATCAGCGGATCATGCCTTCGAGGTGTTCCGGATCATCTTTGTGGCGGAAACCCTTTTCGACCAACCGGCGAACCGCTTCCGGGCGCGACATATATGGGGCGCCCTGCTCTGCGATCCACGCATCAATTTTGGCTAGTGCATCCACCTGAAAGCGAACACCCACGAGGGTCCCCGTCTCCACGGGGCGCCTTCTTTGGGATTTCGTGTTATCACCAGTTGACGTGCTCATGATGGCGTGTTAACACGAAATCAGGCCGAAGGGAAGCGGCAACTTCCGCTCCGGCCCTAACCTCAACCGATCCTGTGGAGATCGATCATGGCTGTCAGCCGAACTAACACCAAGCGGCCGAATAGTGCAGTGGAATTTACCATCCTTGGCACAACGCCGTTCTACACTGACACCGCCAACGAGTATGTGAACGCCGCGTATGCCGTGGCGACATTTGCGGCTGTCGCTACGGGCGAGCACGATGAGATCATGCCCACGGATGGGCTGACGATCGGTGTCTTCAATGCCATTTCGCTCCTCCTCGCCCACGCCGGACGATGCCTCGACGGGAGGGGCTAACCCATGGCAGACGAGGAATGGCGGCCGGTTGTCGGCTATGAGGGCCTGTACGAAGTAAGTTCATTTGGCCGAGTGAGATCACTTGACCGGCACGAGCGCGTCTCACTCCCTTCGGGTGCAGAATACGTCAGACGCCGTCGCGGCCGCTTGCTCGTGATACCGCCCGATCACGACGGGTATGCTCACGCTAAGCTATCTCGCGACGGGGTAGTGTCGGGACACGGGGTGCATGCACTCGTTTGCGCAGCGTTTCACGGCCCCCGGCCTGAAGGAAAGCAGGCAGCCCACAACGACGGCCGGAAGGGCAACAATGCCGCGAGCAACCTTCGCTGGGCGACCCCAACAGAGAACAGTGCCGACATGTTGTCGCATGGCACCGTGCTCAACGGGCAGAGAAATCACCTTGCCCGACTCTCGGAGGCTCAGGTGATCGAAATAAGGCGAAAACTTACGACGGCTGGACCAACGCAAATTGCGCGCGAGTACGGCGTCACTCCAGAGTGCATCATGGCGATAAGATCCGGCCGCACTTGGAAGCATCTACTCTAGGCCGACCACGCAACTCAGTCCGCTATACCTACACCCCGCTTCGGCGGGGCTTTTGCCGTTGGAGACCACCCATGGACGACGGAACACCGGGCATTGGCATCGGCTTCGAAATCGACACCGGCGGCTCGTTTACCGCTCTGAAGTCGCTCGACGACCTGATTGGCACGGCCGCCGCGAACGCCGTTCGCGAATTCCAGCGCCTTGAGAACGCTTCCAAGGGGGCGGTCAATCTCGGCGGGGCGACGGCGCAAGTGACGGCCTTCGGGAATGCTGCCACCCGCGAATTGCGGAATGTCGTGCGGGACACAGCGCGCGCCGAGAAGGCTGGAGAGAGCATTGTCCGCCAGCTCCAGCGGCAGGTAGAGACCTATGGCAAGACAGCGTCCGAGATCCGCAACATGCGGGCGGAGCAGCGCGCGTTGGCCGCGGAAGGGCAGGGGCTGACTGAACTGGCGGGCCGCATCCGCGCGCTCAATGCGCAGATGAATCAGCTCGAAAGCGGGACCGGGGGCGTCACGGGCGCGGCGACCGAGAACCGGATGGCGATGCAGGGCGCGTCCTATCAGGTGCAGGACTTCATTACCCAGGTCAGCATGGGCGCGAATCCGATTAATGCATTCGCGGTTCAGGGCGCGCAGTTGGCCGGGCAGTTCTCGAATATTGAGGGCAAAGCTGGTGCGGTAGCCCGGTTCTTCATGGGGCCGTGGGGCTTGGCGATCACCGCCGGCCTCATGCTGCTCGGGCCGCTGGTCAGCAAGCTGATCGAGAGCAACAACGCCCTCGACGACGCCGTCAACAAGCTGAAGAAGGATGCGGCGGAAACGGAGATCAATCGCCAGGCCAAGGAGCGCTTCAAGACGTCGGCAGAGGGTGTCGCTGCGGCGATCCGCGACGGGACAGAGGCGACGAGGGCGGCGATCGAGGCGGAAAAGACCTCTGCGGAACAGGCGAATATTGCCGCGCAGATCGCCCTGCGGCGAGAGCTTCATATCCGGCGAGTAACGCTGGCGCTCCTCGAACAGGCGAAGGCAGAGGCGGCGGCGGCCAATTCTGTCAGCTTCGGTGCCGGCGGTGGCGCCGGGGCAAGTGGCGCGCAGACGCTCTTTGCCAATAAGGTCACGGAGCTGGAAAAGCAGGCTGCAGAGCAACTTGCGCTCATTCAGCAGGCCGAGGCGCGGCTCGGGCAGACCCGCATCGATCTCGCGACCGAAGCCGCAAAGCGGGCAACCGACGATGTCGCTCGCATCAACAAGCTCTATGACGATCAAGCTGCCCACCTACGCGCCGTCGCTCGCGCCGAGGGAACGGTGACGATCGCGCGCGCGAACCGCTTGACGAACGAGCTCGCGGACAACGAGCGCGCCCGGCAGGCTGCGCTCAAGGCCGAGCAGGATAAGCAGCAGGCGATTCTGCGGACGGGCCAGATCGGTCGCGAGATCGACCTGGCCGAGGCACGGCGTATCGCCGAGAGCATCGGCGCGCGGATCACCAGCGAGCGCCGCTCCTATGAGGAGCAGAAGCGGCTCTACGACAAGTATATGGCGTACAAGTCGGGCAAAGGGCCGTGGGCGGCGCTCGCTGCCGCGCCCGGCACCAGCGACCACGAACTGGGCAACGCCCTCGACATCGCGAAAACGCCCGGAATGTCCCTCGCCAAGATCCGCGAGGCGTTCCGCGCTGCCGGCGTATCG